GCTGCCGTCGCTTGCGTTGAAGATCAGAATCTCAGCGTTGATGAATCCCCCTTCCGAGCTTTCTTTCCAGGTGATGACCGCATCCATTCCGGGGTGGTAGATGCACGCATCCGCGACGCGATAATCGAACGTCTTGACCCACGTCAACGCCGTGAGGTCGAAGTAGCCCCAGCCCTCGCCATCTAGAGAGCCGTTGTTGAATGATGACCAAATACGTCCACGCGTAGGATCGTATGCAATCTGCCCGCTGGTGTGGGTCGTATTCGCCCACGGTGGAGCGGTGAGCAAAAAGTCCGAATAGCTCGGGTCGCCAGCAAGAATCAGGCCTAACGTCATATCCTCATAGATCAGCACCCAATAGCCGTACTCGCCCGCGAACACTGCATCCAGGATCAGGTCGTGCAGCGGGTTATTGCCGGTGCCTGGGTTTGATCGAATCTTTTGGGAGGAGAAAGTGAATGGTTCAATCGTTCCGATCTGCCCTTGCAGGAAGGCGCCAAACCAGACCACGCGCCGCAGCGCTGGATCCCAATGCAAATGAAAAGTACCCCACGGGCCAGGTGCGATGATTGCAACATGCTCGTGCGTGTCAGCATCTACGACGCCGACGAGACCAGGATCTACGCCGCCGCCACCGGGATACCACATCCTAGCCGGGATCGTAGTCGGCTCGCCCGTGAGAAGATCGATCGATGTCAGCTCAGGCTGGAACACTATTTTATGGGTGTAATTGTAGCTTCCCGCGTTCGGCACGATTGCCGGAAACGATGACACGACTTGATTATGCAGCGGGTCGATAACCAGCATCGTGGCGTCAACTGTGGAGGTGCCGGCAACGGTCCACAGCAGGCCGGTACGTGGGTCGCGCTCAAGCCCGCCGGTAGTGCCAGACGGATCAAACGAGATCGGCTCCGGCCCTGGGTAGTCGATGGTGCCGTTGCGCACCACCTCGAATTCCCAATTGCCGATGGTGTTGCCGCCCAGCTCAAGCTCCACATCCCGGAACACGACATAGGCGTAACCGCGCAGCGCTGGCGTTTCCGAAGCCCCGAGCGCCTCTACCATCGTCGGGTCTGCTAGCTGCGTCTCGCTGCCGGTGTAGATCGCGATCGGCAAATCGCCAGCGGCCGAGCCGGCGCGCCGATCCCACACCAGATTTCCGTTCCACCAGATGCGCGTGACGGTCGTGATCGGCCCATTGCACAGCAGCACCGCAAAGCGCGCGGTGTAGCGGTAGGTCGTGGTCGTGGTCGTGTGCTGCGGACCGCTGAATAAACCCTTGGGCTGCTCCTGCGTCTCGACCGTCACGATCTCGGTCTCGTCGATGTTATTGTCACGCAGCCAGACGACGTTACCGGCCACGCGCATCGTGCCGTAGACGATCGGGATCGCGACGCCGTAGCTGGAAATCTGCACCGCGCGCGAGTTCAGCCGCGGGCCGAATCGCTCGTCGTGCGTGTCCTTCTGCCCGGCCAGCAGATTGCCGATAGTCGACCCGATCGAGAACCCGAGCATCGGGTTGCCGAACGCCGAACCGACGGCAGCGCCGGCCAAGCCAAGGGCAAGGCTAGCCATCGAGCACACCCCGATACGAATACGCGCCCTTCGCGGTCCTGGTGTGCGCCGGCCGCAAGGCGTGCTCGACCACCGCCCCGGACTCGGCGTGAGCGTGAATCATGGTGGCGTCACTGGCGACCATCGCCATGTGCGTGGGCTGCTTCCCCGTCGCGGCCAGCCACAGCCAATCGCCCAGCTGGGCGGGCCACACCGGGAGCATGTACGCCTCCAGGGTTGCGCGCATCACGGCAGGGTCCGGGTGCGCCTTGTAGTTTGCCGGGATGGCCAGGGCCTGTTCGGGCGTAATGATCCCAAGCTCAAGTGCGATGCCTTTCGCCAGTCCCGCGCAATCGGCGCCACGGCCCTTCACGCACGCTTGGTGGTGAAAGGGCGTGCCCAGCCAAGCACGCGCAGCCTGGACGATCTCAGAGCGCGTCACAGGCATCATCGGCTTCCGGGCGTTTGCAGCACAGCATCGCGGCCAGGCACCCACGGGAAGCCGCGGAAGTTCACGACGTTATCGAACTTCGACACGCACGTATCCTTGGCCTTGTCGCACCCCACCTCGAGCCGGAAGGTGTCGCTCGTCTGTATGGTGTACGGCATGGCCTTCCACAGCGTCAGCGCCCCGGTGCTCGCGTTGCTGGTTTTCACCTCGCTCTCGATGCCGGCGTTGTTGCCGGCCAGCCAGGTCAGCAGGCCGTACTTGAACCAGTCCGCAGTTACCACGCCGGCGTCCACAAGCGCGGAATCGGCAAAGCTCGCGCGGTCGGTGACGCTGGTAACTTCGCCATCCCAGACCAGCGCCGGCTTGGCGGTCCACACGACGGTATTGTCCGCAGTGGTCGCATCGATCGTCGTCGTCCAGGTCGGCTCGCTGCTATCACTGGTGCCGGCAGTGGTGCAGACATAGCGCCGCTTGTCGAAGGTCGTGGCGCTAACAACATCCCCGGCAACGTAGGCGCGACTGGCTGTCCACTCGGTGGCCTTTAGCGGGCTGTAGGCTGTCCAGGTAACCGCGTTATCCGTCGTGGTGGTGTCGAGCGGGATGCTCCAGATCGGTTCGTCAGAGTCGCTAGTGCCGGCGGTGGTGCAGACGAAGTGCACGCGATCGGCAACGCTCGATCGCACCCGGTCGCCCACGGCATAGGCGGTGCTGTCCGCCCATTCCGGCACCACCCCGAGCACGTTGCACTTGTGGTCGCCCAGATCGACAGGACACTCGTGCGATACCAGCGTGCCGATGCGCTCCTGCAACAGCACGGACTTCGAGCGCAGCTCAACGACACCTGAATCCGTGCCGCGAGTCATGCGGACCTCGCCCAGCTTGCCGCTCATCAGCCACAGCACGCCCAGAGACACGTCGCTGTGCACGACGTGGAAAATGTTGAAATCGGCGTAGTCCCACAGGCCGGCGCTCATGTCGGCTTCCGTGATCCCGGGGCTGTCCAGCACGGTGAGGATGTCGAGGTTATCCACGCTCAGCGCACCGCTGCCGTCAACGCTGCTCGGGCTCTCGCCCTGCGTGGCGGAATAGGTGCCGTCCATGACGCGCCCGCGCGCGTCTGTCACGTCGCCCGTCAGCTCGATGTCAACGTCGAACTCAGTGAACCGGAACTCAACCCCATCCCTGCGACGCAGGTAGATGCACGTCGTGAGCTCGGTTGTCTCCAGGTCCAGGTGCGTATTGAACCCGGCACTAATCGCCTTGGTCACACCCGCACCTCGACCAGCGGCACGCGAGTGCTGCCGTGCAGGAAGTGGTCTAGCGTCGTTTCGAGCATGTCTACGTCAAACCGACACGGCACGTCGAACTGCCCGCCCCATGTAATGGCCTCGTCAACCGGCGGGGCTGTCACGAACGTGATAATCCCCGTGGTGTAATCGATCGTGTAGTGCGTGGTCTCGGTCTGGGTGACTGCATTCACGGCCACCAGGACTGTGCCGCTAACAGGCTTCGAGATGGTGCGCTCCAGGCTCAGAGCGCCGGCCGTGTAGGTCTTGGTCATCTGCCAGATCTTGTCGGCGCCATCGCCCGTGCCGATGTTCTGGTCCGTGGCGGTAGGCGCGGTAGCCGGCCCACCCCCCGACGCATGACCCGATGGCGTCGCGGTGTGGAAATCGGCAAAGTCTTTGAACCTGAACGAATGCGCGCGGCCGCGGACGGCATGGAAGAACTCGAGCAGCGCGTCGAGCTGCGCGATGCTCTGCACCCCATACGCCACGTCGTACTGGTGCCGCGCCTGGCTCCAGGCAATGTTTCGCTTCTCCCGCCCCGATGCCATCACCAGCACGCCGGTTTTGTAGGTCGGCCCTCCGGATGAACCATATCCGATGTCGTCCGGGAACCGTGGCGTCTCCAAGAACGCCATCAGCGTATGCGATCCATCGCGCGGCCCACCTCAACGCCCACCTTGGCTGCAATCTGCTGCTGCGTTTCACGCGAGACATTGCCGTTCGTGGACTGGATGGCGAAGTGGTTATTGATGATCGTGTTCGTGGAAATCGTATCGCCACTCATCGGCACGATCTCGCCGGCGCCAGACGGGACGAACAACTCAGGCCCAGCTTCGCCCACGACATAAGGATGATTCGCCTTGACCGGCCCGCCGAACTCGAGGCCAGGGATTTTCAGACTCCCCATGAACCCCGTAAACATATTGGCGAGCGGTTCGGTGATGGACTTGCGCACGGCTATCCTGATGATGTCCTGATGCAGACCCTTGAGCACGTCGGATAGCTTCTTGCCGCCGACGATGGCATCCTCGAACGCGGACGAGAACGTCATCCCGAGTTCGCGCGCCGCGTCGTTCGCCTCCCTGGTCTTGTCGGTCGCCTCGCCAAGCTTGTCCTGGGCTTGCTCCACCGCTCGGTGATACGTGTCCCACTCGATCGCGCCGGACTCCACCAGATCGAACAGCTTGCCCATCTCGATCTGGAACGCTTCCAGCGGCGTGCGCGTCGCCTCGTAGATCCTGCCGGCCTCGGCCATCATATCGACGTGGCGTTTCAGCTCGTCATTGAGCTTTGCGGACTGCACCGTTAAGTCCGCCCACGCATTGCCCTCGCGGCTCTTCAGATCAATCCCGAGCTTGTGCGCTTCGTTGATTGCGTCGATCTCGCGACGTGTCCCGATATACGCCTGCTCGCCACGCTTCACGGCCTCAATCAGCGCCTGCGTCTGCATGATGCTGTTCTTCACGGCTTCGATGTGGTCGTGCACGGTTTTCGTGCCAGCCTTGACCCCATTGCTAAGCGCGCCGGCCGCTGCTGCTCCAGCCTCTACGAGTTTGTAGGTGTACTCATCAACGCCTTCGGCCAGATCCTTAGCAGCCTTCGCGGCATCCGGCGCAAGGTCTCTCCATGCGGCGAGTACCTTGTCGAATCCGCTATCGCCGCCGCCCTTAAGTTGATTTAATGCCTCGGCAAAGTCGCCATGCGCAATCTGCGCCAGGGCGCGCCCGATATTGCCCAAACCCTCAGAGACAAAGTTGAGCTGCTCGCGCACAGAAACCCATACCGCGCGCATGATCTTGCCGACCTGGACGGTCGCACTGCCCACCTTAAATGTGCTGTCATGGAACAGCACCAGCGCGCCGACAGCCGCGGCGATCACGGCCGCAACAGCGCCGATGGGATTCGAGATCATCGCGAGATTCAGGCCACGCTGCGCAACGATTGCGGCTCGCAGTGCGACGACGAACTTCCATGTCGCGACGGCAATGCCGGCGAAGATCGCGGCCGCCTTGAACGCGACGAACGCCGCCAGCGCGGCCGTTATCCCGCGGATGTTGTTAGCGACGAACTTTGCAGCCTCGATCATGCCCCGCAACGATGCGCCGACAACTCGACCAAGTTCAGCGCCGATCTTGTTGGCTTCGCGCATGGACTCGACGCTGCCATCTATGCTACCGGCGAACCCTTCGATGATCGCCGAGTCGAAGCCAGTCTTGAACGCCGCGCGCAACAGCGTCATCTGATCTTGCAGATTTTCCGCCGCCTTCAGTACAGCAGAGGATCGCGTCACGAGCTTTGCCATCTCGTCCGAGACGGCGCCGGAACTATCGGCCAGGACCACCATTGCCTGCCCGGCCGATCGTCCGAACGCCGCAGCGCTCAATGCCTGCTTCTCGAATGCCGAGCCGGTATTCTTGATCGCCTTGAGTATGAGCTTGAAGGCTTCTTCGCTGGAACGTGCTGCGGTGACCTGGTTGTAAAGCTCCGTATTGCTGCGCTTCAAGAAC